TAAAACGAGAGAATGTCTTAGTGTGCTTTGCCAAGTACTCAAAGGGTTTGGACTCAGAAATCATACCATCTCACAAGGAAGTGTCGATCACTACAATATGCTAACGGAAGCGTGCGGAGGAAAATGGATGAAAGTATGGAAATATAAACTTTCAGCCTACTTCTCCTACCACACCCAACAACTCTTAGCTCCTAGTCCTTTTGAAGGGACCGGCATTGTAGACCATCCACACCAACTTATAGGTGGCGCTCAAGGTAGATTCATGTCTCTATATCTCCGTACTTCTTCTTTTCCCAAGCAAATGGAATTTCTAACTTCAATATTACTATTGAAGAAAGGATTACCACGCCCGGAGAAGAAGGACATTGAAGAGTCTATAGAGGAATACCTTGCCAGAATGATTAAAGAATCCGAACCAGAGGAAAGCAAGCCAGAATGGTTAGTTCCCTGGAGTGATGTAGAACTCCTTCACCCAATCACAGACATTGTCGCTTCCAAAGCCACATGCATAAAGCAGTTACTTAGGACAGTCGATGAAATCTGTAAAGAGGCAAAGGAGGGAGCACTCACAACCAACGAACGTACCAAGGCTTTCTTTCCTTCCACATCAGCTAACTATATCTCATCAAGATCTAATGGAGGGGCAGTAGGTGAACTACTTACCAATCCTTCAATACTTGATGGGCTTAGAAAGCCGGGTGGATACTTGACAGCTAAGACAAACAAGGAAGAAGAGATAGAAAACGAAGATCAGGTTACAGTGGAATTTAGTGGAAAAGAAGAATTCGAAAAGGCATTTGAGACTCTCTGGCTGAGAATCTTAAAAGCAGCGTCCACAGAAGAAGCTTACGCGACTCCTGTGGGCATTGCAGAGCCTTTGAAAATTCGAACCATCACTAAAGGTCCACCATATATAAGCATGGTCCTCCGTGCACTCTGGAAAAAGATATTCACGATACTTAGTAAAAATAAGGCATTTGACCTTCTTTGGAATGGCGGCGTCACAGAAGAGTATCTACTCAACCGTTTCGGGGCCAATCTTGGTCAGAATGAGGTGTTCATTAGTGGTGACTTTAGAGAAGCGACAGACAATATTAAGAGTTGGGCTAGTGAGGCAGTAGCAAATCGCTACTCCTCCCAGCTGAAACTCTATCCTATTGAAAACCGCCTTTTCATAAAGTCACTCACAGGACACACCTTTGTGCCACAAAAATCAAAACTAGATATCAAGAAACCTTTATTACAGAAGAGAGGACAGCTTATGGGCTCAATAACCAGCTTTCCAGTACTGTGTACCATTAACGCGTGTGCTTGTCGATGGGCAATGGAGCTCGCAGCGAAGAAGAAAATTCTTCTCCGCGACGCAAAACTTGCCATCAACGGCGACGACAGTGCAATGGTGTCTACTGAAGAGTGTTATCGCATATGGAAAGTAATCACCAAAGCATTTGGACTCTATGAGTCTCCAGGAAAGACCTTTGTAGATAAACGTTTCGTGAATATAAATTCAACGAACTTTATCTACATACCTTCACTTAAGGTGGAGGAAAGGCCAGAACTTGGAACCTTCTGGGTCAAATGGGAAGATGGTACTTGGCATAAACGCGAAAATCCCTACCGTCTCACTAAGTATATTAATTCAGGGCTCCTTAAGTCTCTAAAAAGAGCTCAAGTATCCCTGGGACCGCGAAGTCTAATCGACGAAGCAGACCCACGAAACAATATAGGTGTGAGATATAGGAAGTTAATGAGCCTATGTCCTGATCCATGTAAGGAGTATGTGCACAAAGAGTTTATCAAGAACCACAAAAAGATTCTTGACTGGTCCCAAATTCCCTGGTATATACCTGAATGGTTAGGCGGATATGGATTAACTGGTTATAAGCATGCGTCCGAGTTGGATCTAAAGATCGCTTGGGCCATCCTTAATAACTGGAAGGTCAGAAGACCTATCCTAATCGCACAAGGCGAAACCACATGGAAAAATTGGCAGTTGGCTGAAAACCGAATGCCCAAACCACTATATACTGATAGAAAAGGATCAGGAACGGAAATCTTTACCAAGATGATGGGTCTTAAAGTTATAGACCTACTACTTGATTCAGATATCCGATTCACTGACCTTTGCCAAGAATCGAAGCAAGAAGTTGACACAATCAGAAGACAATTGAAGCATAATGAGAAATTGTGGAGTGTTAAACACTACACAAGTCTCCCAGGAACTCCAATGCCCGATGAAAGGTTAATCTTCAAGCCTAGATACAGTACATACAAACTCCCCTTACTCCTACATTCTAACTCTATTCTAGACTAATCATCTAGATTTCCTTCTCTCAGAACCAACAGTGGAGCTGATATTGCAATATGCGAAAATCAGCTGCTGGCTCTACATCATATTGTCCGTCATCCGCTCGGTATTACTATCTCTCTCCAAGGAGATACTAACCGACTTTATCCCCATCTCTCTAACGAGATTTGGCGAAACGGATGGTGGCAGACATGATG